AGGTGTTTAATGAAGAATGGGAGGATGATTATTATGCATAAGAGTGCGGGTGACATGACGCCTGAAGAATTTGCTGTTGAGTTGAAGCGGTTGAATGACGAGGTTTTATGCTTCGACGACAGGCAACAGCACGGCATGGGTGGGTGGAAGCAGAAGCGTAGGACGCGGACACAGCAAGGATATGTTCGAGCTTCTATGAGGCGTAGCAAGGGTACGAAGTGGGGGTATACAGGTGGGCATGTATAGAGAGCCGCGCCCGTTGGTACGGGCAACAGGGATACCCATTCGGCAAGCGATACGCGATGAGCGTATGCGTATAGAAGATATCGAGTGGGACACAGGGGTCAGGCCGAGCGATGTGTGGCTGAAGTTTTTGGAAGCTGAAGCCGCGCGTGGTCAGACAATGTTTTACAATGGATTGGAGGCAATCGACTATGGACAATCAAACTAGACTAAAGATATTAAAAGCGATGGTGAATTTCAACAACGCCATGACTGAGGCATTGGGTTCGCAAGAGGTTCAAGTTCCGAGGATCGAGGGGCGAGAACAGGTGACCGAGGAGAAGTTTACACGGACACTGGTTGGGAAAAAAACCACTAAAAATCCCAAGTCCTGTAGGTCGCAGGTTGTATCTCTTCAAGATAGAATTATAAAAGCATTCGGTGATAGGTCATATCCTATTAAGGCTAAGACAATAGCGCGTATAGCTGGTTCTACAGAAAGTTCAGTGCTGAGTACGATATCTCATATGAAGCGTTCTGGTGTTCCTATCTTCACCATTTATGGTAAGGGCTATGTGTTGGGTCACAAGCCAACTAGGTACGACAGGAAGAGTGCGTGATACATTGCAAGCGGTGTGCCAAGGAGGCTAAAGTTGTAGAGCAGGAGCAGTATTATTGTTGCTCCTGCTGGATAAAATATTTTGGGAAGAAGCGACATGAAGATACAAACAAAGTACCACTACAAAGGTAAGTTGCCTAAGTTCAAGGTCTTAGTGGCGGTGGAAGTGTTTAAAGATTACACGTTGGTGGCAATAGATGAGGAAGAAGCTTTGCAGATAGCGGAGGAGAGGGCACGTCACCGCTCTGGTGTATTAACCAAACGGGGCTATAGCCTTGGTGATATTGAAGCGATAAGCGCGGAGAAAGTTTAATGGACACTGAAGAGAAACAAAGAGAGAAAGCGGATAAGGCGGGAAAGCTGATAGAGAATTTGGTCGAAAGCTTTCGAGACATAGCACTTGACCCAGACTATGCGGCATATCTATTCCTGACTACTGGCTTGGGTATAGCCATTACAAACAACCGACAATCACCTGTCATTGTAAACCAGTTGCTGGCGGCAGCTATGCAAATAACAAACAGCAACATCATAGAGATGGAAGAAAAAGAAGAGGAGGAAGATGATGGCGAAACAATGCATTAAAGGTGACGGGTCGTGGCAAATGCGGTTGGACGCAGGTCTTTGCCCGAAATGTTCTAGCAACCTTACGTTGAGTAAAGCAGACGGAATTATCTTTTGCGATGTATGTGGCCTTCAGGTTGTTGACAGTTCGATAGTATTTGATACTATATCAAATAGGGACAAGGAGTCTGAGATGGAAACACATTTAATGCCAGACGAAGCCAGTATCGCGGATCGAGAGCCAAAGATGCAGTGGAGTGAAGCGGTATCCACTATTGATAAGGTCGTTGAAGATTGGCTGACCGAAGGTGGAGACGTGGGCGGTGAGGTAGAGGATAATATCCGTGCCGCTTGGCAAAGAATTTTACAGGGGTAATTATGTCGGACGATAACGTAGTTTATCTGCACAGTAAACTTGTGTTCAAAGCAGACCCAGTTCCAACAGTGTGTGAACTTGCAGGTCAGACACTAAAGGATGTGGTGATTATGGGGGAGGCAGAGGATGGCAGCATCAAGATGATGACCACCCAACCTGACCCTGCTGAGATATTATTTTATTTGGAGTCCGCCAAGTTTGCGATCATGGCGGGAGGAGGATTAGACGATGGTGAATGAACCAAGCAGTGACTTCTTAGATATCTGTGACCTGTACTGTGATGGCAAGGTAAACATCTGGGAAGCGGCAGCAATGATTGACGAGATTATGCCTATTGGAGAAGAGGCTATTATAGATTTGCTGGAGGGTTTTGATCGGGACAATGTGGTGCCCTTCAAGAAAGCATAAATGTACGTTGTACAACTAGGGGGTTGACCTACAACGTGGAGGACACAATGAAATTTAAATACAAGACTAAGCCATACGCGCACCAAGAGACTGCGCTACAGAAGTCCTATGACAAAAAGAACTACGGTTACTTTATGGAGATGGGTTGTGGTAAATCAAAAGTTCTTATCGACAACATCACTTGGCTCTACGAGAAGGGTGAGATCGACACCGCTATCGTCGTCGCACCCAAAGGAGTCTATCGCAACTGGCAGATATCAGAGATACCGACTCATCTACCAGAGGACATTGAACACGAGGTATATGTTTGGAGTGCGAACCCAAACAAGAGTCAACGGGAAGCGTTATCCGCTGGGGTTGAGGAGCGTAAGAAGCTCCGCATATTACTGGTCAACGTGGAGGGGTTTGGCGCGTCGAAAAAGGTTGCTCAATATGTGGAGCATTTTACACGAGGTTCGTGTTTCCTACTTGCGGTTGATGAGAGCACAACTATTAAGAACCCCAAAGCCAAGAGGACTAAGGCTCTGGTTAGCCTTGGTCAGAGTGCAGCGTACAAGCGTATACTTACCGGGTCGCCCGTTACTAAATCGCCTATGGATCTCTACGCGCAATGTGGATTCATGGACAAGAAACTACTCGGCTTCGATAGCTACTACTCGTTCCAAGGACGATACGCTATCACGAGAACTCAACGCATGGGTTCGCACAGTTTCCAGCAGATTGTGGGCTATCGCAACCTTGAAGAACTTTCGGACAGACTGATGGGCTTCTCCTACCGTGTGACAAAGGACGATGCTTTGGATTTACCTGACAAGGTTTACACTACCCGCGAAGTAATGATGTCGAAGGAACAGCTAGGTTACTATCACTCCATTAAGACAGCGGCTATTGCACTACTTGATGATGGACAGTTGGTGTCTGCGCCAGCAGTGATGACCCAGTTGCTACGCCTTCAGCAGGTGCTGTGTGGGCATCTGATGACAGACGATGGAGAGTTAGTCGAGTTTCCAACCAGACGGATTGACGCCCTCCTGGACACGGTTAACGAGATGTCTGGCAAGGTAATCATCTGGTCTAGGTTTCGGTATGACATAAAAAAGATAGAGGCAGAACTAGCCAAGGTTCACGGACCGAGTTCCGTTGTCACATATTATGGTGACACCAGTGATGAGGACAGGCAGACGGCTGTTCGCAGGTTCCAGTTCGAAGATGCAAGGTTCTTCGTGGCGAATCCACAGACAGCGGGTTACGGCCTGACGTTAACTGCGGCAACGAACGTAATCTATTATGCTAATGACTTTAATCTTGAGACCCGCGTTCAGTCAGAGGATCGGGCACATCGGATTGGTCAGAATCATTCTGTGACGTATGTGGATCTGGTGACGAAGGGGACTGTGGATGTTCACATTGTGAAGACTCTTCGGAATAAAATTGATTTGTCTGCGAAGACTCTGGGTGAAGAAGCCCGTCAATGGTTGGAACTGGACCCCCGTCGAAGTGACGATTAGAGGCTTGGTTCATGGCGTTTATTGTACCTTGTGCGTCTGGAAACCTAGATAGTTGGTGCGGGTATAAGGCACAGCGCTGGGTTATGAGGTCAACATATAAGAGCCTGACGCCTAGTTTTTGTTGGGTTGGTTTTAACATTCGTGAGATTATCGAGCCGTCTTTTCTGCGGCCCACAGTCTTCACATCAAACAAAAGGAACTCACCTTTAGGGGTGAGTGCGATAAGGTCGATAGGACCTTGTTCAATAAAAGGAGCGTAGACGTAACAGTTTTGTGAGATTAACCATTGAGCCGCGATTAGTTCAGAGCGCTTACCGTCTCTAACTTTATGATCTGGTCTCATATCTTACTTGACCCCCCGTCTATTTTTAGATATGGTGTGTAAAGGGTAACACATGAAACATGAGGTGGCAAATATGAATCAGAAGAAGTGGCGGTCAGTCGCAGTATCCGTAGACCTTTATAAGGTTTTGAAGGAACGCGCTGACAAGAATGACAGAAGTGTTAGCGGTGAGCTTGCACATATTATTAAGAACGCAGATACAAAAGCTGCTTGACATACCTCTGGGGAGTGGGTTTATACTCTCCATCACGCCCGAAGGGGATAAACTTTAACGTAGAAAGTACAGGAGATTGTACGATGAGCGATGTGTTTTCGCTATTTGATGAGGAAGTCGATGCCAATAAGTTCGACAAAGTAGACGGAGAGAAGGGCAGTACATTGTCCAACCTCATCCGTCAGTCAATGGAGGTTGATCAGAAGATTGCAGAAGCAGAGCAATATCTGAAAGACCTCAAGTTCCAAAAACGTAAAGTGAATGAAGAAGACATCCCGAACCTGATGCAGGAGATGGGCATGGATTCTGTGACGGTCGATGGCAACAAGGTTGCTTTGCGACAGTTTGTTCATGCGCGTATTGCGGATGACAAGAAGCATGAAGCATTCACTTGGCTTCGTTCCATAGGTGAGGGCGACATCATCAAGAATGAAGTATCTGTGGCGTTTAAATCTGGAGAGGACAATATGGCAGGGGCTGTTGTCGACGACCTCCGCAACAAAGGTCTGGAGCCAGCGCAAAAAACTCACGTTCATCCGCAGACGCTGAAGGCGTGGGTAAAGAACCGTATCGAAAGCGGTAAGGAAATCGACTTCGACACGTTCGGTGTTTACGTCGGAACTGAAGCTACAATTAAGAGGAGTTAGTGATGGACGATACCAAAACTCTTTACAGGAACGATGCTTCTGACACAAGTATAGAAGCTGCTCAAAGCATCGACCCAAGTCGGTTAGAAGCCGTGGTTTTGTCTGTGATTAAAACATTCAAAAATGGTTGTATCTCAGATGAAGTCAGAGAGTACTGTAAAGAAAAGTACAATATAGATTCCTATTCCTCAGTGACAGCTAGGTATGCTTCACTGGCGAGAAAACGTCTCATTAGTTTTTCTGGAGAAACAAGACCTGGGAAAAGTGGTAGAGGACAAAGAGTAATGTTTGCCGTAATGGAGAAGAACGATGGCTGAAGCAGTAGTAAAAAAAGAAAACACAGCAGTTGCTAATATCATGGACGACCTGTACGAAGCGGCAGGTCAAGGTATGGAGACTATCACACAGGAAGATATGCAAATACCATTCCTGCGTTTACTCCAGCCTCTATCACCTCAGTTGATTAAGTCTGACCCGAAGTTTATCAAAGGCGCGTCCGCCGGAGATATCTTCAACACGGTAACAGGTGATTTCTGGGAAGCAGAAGAAGGTGTGAATGTTCTAATGTGTGCATACACAACAAAGTTTCTGGAGTTCCAGTTGCGTGAGAACGGTGGTGGTTTTATGGGTGAGATGGATGCAAACAATCCAGACATCCGCAAGACTCAGCGTATGGGTGCGAACGAAGTTCTACCAAACGGCAATGAACTTGTGCGGTCAGCGCAGTTTCTTGTCTTAGCTTATGATGAGCAAGGCATGACCAGCCAGATGATCTGTGACATGAAGAAGACACAGATGAAGGTTGCAAAGCAGTGGAACACAAGACGGGCGGGGCTAAAGATTATGCACCCAAACAAAGGCTTGTTCAATCCACCTATGTGGTCTGTGCCGTGGAAGCTGACATCAACTCAAGAGACCAACGACAAAGGTTCGTGGTTCAACTACCAAGTTCAGCAGTTAGAGATGGAGTCCGTGCCAATGTCAGCGTTACAAGAAGCGCGTGACTTGTACAACTCTTATCGCTCTGGCGAGATTAAAATGAGTACAGGAGAAGAAAGTCAGACTGAAACAGTCACGACTGACGACACTGACATACCATTTTAACCAGTTGGGGGCAGGGTTCTCTATGGTGGTTTTCCCCTGCCTCCTCTCTCTTGCCCGGAGTAAGTTATGAACCAAGCAGAACGGTTCATGGCGGCGTTTGAAGGCTTCAGTGCCGCACATGGACAGACACAAATATCAGAGGAGCGACGTGCCGGAAAGCAAAAGGCAAAGTCATTCATCGTAAGGAAGCCGTTAACACTAGAACTTATTGTCGCACACCTAGAAGGTAAGGGTGGCGTAGGTTCTATACCTATCAACGAAAACAACCAATGTAAGTTTGGTGCACTGGACATTGACCAGTATCCTTTAGACCTTGTTGCGCTTGACAAGAAGCTACGAGACAACGATATTCCTAGTGTGGTCTGCCGCTCTAAGTCAGGTGGCGCACATATCTTTTTCTTCTTCACAGAATTTTTTAGCGCAGGTGTTTTTCGTGACAAAGCCACAGAGATTGCAGCCTATCTTGGATATGGTGGGTGCGAGATATTCCCAAAGCAAGAAGAGATTCTTGTCGAGCGTGGTGATGTTGGCAACTTTATTAACCTTCCGTACTTTGATGCGGAACAAACTATGCGCTATGCGATTAAAGAAGATGGCGAAGAAGCAGACCTAACAGAATTTTTGGAGTTGGTAGAAGCCAGAAAGGTTTCACCAAAGGACTTTGAAAAGCTACAGCTAGGCGAACCTGCGGACGAGTTTGATCAGTGGGCACCGTGCCTTTCGCACATGTTTAGTCAGGGCATACCTGAAGGAACGCGCAATACAGTTATGTTTGCGGCGGCGGTTGGTGCCAAGAAAGAACAGCCTGAGAAATGGAGAGAACGTCTTGAAGAAATCAACGTCAAATACTGTACCCCACCTTTGCCAGCTTCTGAGATCGTTACGATACAGTCACAGCATGAAAAGAAAGAGTATGGGTTTCCGTGTGACCAAGAACCTCTGAAGTCTTTTTGTAACAAGAGCCTGTGTAAGACAAAGGCTTGCGGGATAGGCAGTCATGTTCAGCATGTGGAGGTTACTGGTCTGTGCGTGGTCAAGTCTGAGCCGCCAGTGTGGTTCTGTGATGTAGGTGGTCGCCGTGTTGAACTGACAACCGATGACCTGCAAACATCTCAGCGTTTTCAGAAGGCTTGTATGGAACAGATTCACGTCATGCCGCCCATGATGAAGACGGCTGACTGGCAAGAGGTTGTGTCCATGATGATGGCGGACATGAGCGAGATAGATGTGCCAGAAGAACTGACTTATAAAGGCCAGTTCATGGACTTGCTAGAAGCGTTCTGTGATGGTCGGGTACAAGCACAATCATTTGAAGAGATTGCACTCGGCAAGCCCTTTTCCGATGATGAAGATGGCATGACATACTTCAAGCTAGAAGCATTGATAAAGTTCTTACGCAACCAGAAGTTCGACAGCTACAGCCGTGGTCAGATTCAGGAACGCTTGAAAGAATTAAATGATAATGGCACTGCGAATGGACAGAAAAGTTTTAAGACAACAAAGGGGGATTGGAAGAACGCCCGTGTGTGGTGGGTACCATCCTTCAATACCGAGGTCCAAGTACCGAGTATCGAGCTTGAAAGTGAGGTACCGTTCTAATGCAGACCACAATCTTTGGGCCTCCGGGCACAGGTAAAACAACAAAGCTTATATCTATCGTCAAGCAAGAACTTGAAGATGGTACAAAGCCGGAGGACATAGCGTTTGTGTCCTTCAGTCGTAAGGCTGCGGACGAGGCTCGAACCCGTTCTGCATCTGCTTTAAGTATGAACCCAGATCAAATGGTTTGGTTCCGTACACTACACTCAATGGCATTTCAGTACCAAGGTCTTAGTACCGGACAAGTACTGAGAGGGAATGACTTCACGCAACTTGGCAACATACTGGGGCTAGAGTTCTCCTCCAACTCCTCTATGCGCATGGAGGATGGGCAACTCTTCTCACCGGGCAAGGGTGGGGATGCTTATCTGTCCATGATCCAGTTAGCCAGGGTGCGTGGAGTCAGCTTAGAAAAGCAATACAGTGACAGCGCGAACAGGCACATACACTACCAGCAACTAAAGATAGTTGCCGAGGTGCTAGAGTCCTACAAGAAGGACACTGGCAAGGTGGACTTTGTGGACATGATTGAAGACTTCATAGCACAGGGCGAAGGTCCGAGGTTGGAGGTCCTGATTGTCGATGAGGCACAAGACTTGGCCCCGTTACAGTGGCGCATGGTTCATGAGGTGTTGAAGCCGAGAGCAAAGCGTATTTATTTCGCGGGTGATGATGACCAGTGTATCTATTCTTGGATGGGTGTGAATGTGCGTGATTTCTTGAACGCATCTGACGACAAGATAGTGTTGGACAAGTCATATCGTCTTCCGAGAAACGTGTATAACATTGCAGATTCTCTTATAAAACAAGTAGTTGTAAGACAGAAAAAAGTTTGGTCACCTGTACAAGAAGCTGGTCATGTCGTCTGGCATCATGATATCATGGAGGTGGACCTAACCAGAGGCGAGTGGCTTATCCTTGCTAGAACAAATTACATTGCCAACAAGCTATCAACAGAACTTAAAGAACAGGGCTATCTGTTCTGGCGTGAGGGTTCTGGTTGGTCCATTTCCCCAAATGTACTAACAGGAATAGAGGTCTGGCTAAAATTATGCAAAGGTTTGACAGCTACTGCGACGGAACTGAAGACGTTATCTACCTTATTGAAATCGGATATCGTGACCAAATCTGGAAGGAAGAACCTAGCCACCCTCGACAACGAAGTACCTTACGATCTCGAAAGCATAAAAGAGAACTTTACTATCAGCGACTTGAGGCAGAAGCCTTGGCACGAAGTGCTGAAGGTAGCGGAGAAGGAGCGGATTTATATCAGTTCGGTGAGACGGATGGGGGAGAAGATCCTGACGGACAAGCCGAGGATCAAGATATCGACGATTCACAAAGCCAAGGGTGGCGAGGCGGATAACGTCGCTCTCCTTTTAGATTCCTCTAAAGCTTGCGTTGAAAGCGCAGATCGGGACGGTGAGATTCGCACGTTCTACGTCGGGCTGACTCGCGCTAAAAAAGCATTACACATTATCGAATCACAATCAAAGTATGGGTTTTTATTATGAAAGACAGAAAGTATTTCTTAGACACAGCCGAAGGTTTAATCAACGGTCCGAGAGCCAAGGAATATGGTCCGGCTAAGATGAACCACAAGCGTATAGCAGATATATGGGGCATTATATTGAAGCGTGACATCACCCCCGAAGAAGTGGTTGCTTGTATGGTTGGCTTGAAACTGGCGCGTCTGGCAGAAGATATTACAAAGGACGATTCGTGGACAGACATCATTGGGTACGCGGCTTTGGGTGGTGAGATTGTAAATGACGATGACTGAGGGCTATCAAATGGACATCCTAGACTTAGACATGCAAGACGCTGCTATCCAAGGAACGGAAAAGCAATGGGTTCCGCCATCATCTTTTCCTGACCTGACCACACAGGACAGGATAGCTATTGACCTTGAGACCAGAGACCCAAACATCAAGACACTTGGTCCAGGCTGGTGTCGTGGTGACGGGTATATCATTGGCGTTGCGATAGCAGCGGGTGAGTTCGTTGGTTACTACCCCATTCAGCATGAGTCCGGCGAGAACTTCTCGAAGAAGAAAGTCTTTGCTTGGCTGAAGAAGCAGATGGAAACACCTCACATAGAAAAAGTCATGCACAATGCGATGTATGATTTAGGCTGGTTACGATGGGCAGGGATCGAGGTTCAAGGACCGATTATCGACACCATGATAGCCGCGCCTTTATTAAACGAGAACCGCATGTACTACAACCTAGACTCACTTGCTCGTGAGTATTTGAGCGAACGCAAGGACGAGAAGGTTTTGAAGGCAGCGGCGGCAGCGTTTGGTGTAGATGCCAAGGGCGGAATGTGGCGGTTGCCGTCACACTTTGTTGGTCCATATGCCGAGCAGGATGCAGCGGTCACACTGAGGCTCTGGGACAGGCTACGCGCTGACCTGATAAAGGACGAGTGTACCAGTATCTTTAAGCTTGAGTCAGACTTACTGCCTGTTCTTTTGGACATGAAGACCAGAGGTGTAAGAGTAGACGTGGGTAAGGCAGAGCAGACACAGAAGATACTGCGCGGAAAAGAAGAAGAGCTTCTACTTGAAATAAAGAATCTTACCAATGTCGATGTTGAGCCTTGGGTCGCCACATCTATAGCAAAGGCGTTCGACGCTGTTGGGCTGACCTACCAGAGGACAGAGAATACGGATGCTCCGTCCTTTACAAAACAGTTTCTTGCGAACCACGAGCACCCACTGGCGCAGAAGATTGTACGCCTTCGTGAGTTTAACAAAGCCAACACGACATTTGTTGAGACTATTCTTGAACATGCGCATGACGGTCGAATCCATTGTGACTTTAATCCTCTTCGTTCAGATGACGGAGGCACTGTAACCGGGCGGTTTTCTTCAAGCAACCCAAACCTCCAACAAATCCCTGCTCGTGACCCTGAGATTAAAGCCATGATACGCGGCTTGTTTATCCCAGAAGAAGGATGTAAGTGGGGGTCGTTTGACTATGCCTCACAAGAACCGCGCTGGCTTGCTCATTACTGTTCTACACTAAAAGGGGCAAACCGTCACCCGCAGATCGACGATGTGGTTAAGATGTACCATGATGGAGATGCAGACTTCCATCAAATGGTGGCAGACATAGCGGGTATTAGCCGTAAGCAAGCCAAAACTGTTAACCTTGGTATTATGTACGGCATGGGCATTGCTAAATTAGCTGGTGTCATGGACATCACTGACGAAGAAGCAAAGTCTTTGCTAAACCAGTATCATCAAAAGGTGCCCTTCGTTAAGGGCATTGCGGACATGACCAAGAACCGCGCGGAAAATATCGGGCACATCCGTACATGGCTGGGACGTAAGTGTAGATTTGATATGTGGCAACCGAAGTCTTATGGTTTCCAGAAGCCGATGCAGTTAGAAGCGGCGGCTAAAGAATATGGTGGTAAAGCCGCCATTAAACGTGCCTTTACATACAAGGCATTGAACAGATTGATTCAAGGATCAAGTGCTGACCAGACCAAAAAAGCGATGGTTGATTGCTATGCAGAGGGGTTACTTCCTATGCTCACGGTACATGACGAACTTTGTTTCAACATCGAGAGTCAGGAACAAGCAGACAAAATAACAGAGATAATGACAACGTGTGTTCCTAACTTAAACATACCCTTTGAAGTTGATGCTGCAATCGTAGACAACTGGGGGGAAGTAGAGTGAGGCATACATATGTTCACAGCAATACTATTCGCGTGTCATGCACTGCTAACAGACCAGTGTATGCAACTAACAGACGACAGAGGTCCTTACAGAACTGAGAGAGAATGCGAAGTTCGCGTGATGGAAATGATTGATGACACTGTAAGGATATGGAAGCAGTATGATGCGCCTGTATTGATACAAGGTTATAAGTGTGTAAAGGGACAGACAAATGTTTCAGCAACCTAACTGCTGGTGCTGCGGCACACAATTAATTTGGGGCGGGGATCACGATCAAGAAGACATGGACGGAAGACAGTATATAGAGTCAAACCTGTCCTGCCCTAATTGCAATGCGTTTTATCTAATGTATCAGCCGCTAGACAGCGATTCTCAGGGACCTGAAGGTACATAGACACAGCTATCCTTCACGAAGGCCCTGAGAATTGAAGTTTTTATTGAGTAAAATCAGTCACTTGTGGAGCAGGTTTCACCCTGGCAACAGTCGTAAATTACCTGCCCACAGGTAACACACTGCTCGTGACCATGCACAAATACAGTTTTTAGCTCCTCACCGCAGCGGTCGCACCGCTTGCAGTGGCGTTTTATCTCAGGCTTCTGCGTTGTCATCAGCCAATCCTCTCATTCTTGCTACTAAACGCCGTGCGCGGTTAGGGACTTGAGTATACCACTTGGAGTCTACCATCTCGTCGGCTGCGGAGTTGAAATCCCGCGCGTCCACCCCAGCCTTCATGCCCTTAAATTTTGACAGCCGAGGGTAACCAAGGTTAAACATCATGTTCGCAATGATTAACTGACACTCCTCTGGCAACTCATTCCAGTCTGAGTACAGGCGGTGACAATCATCTAGCGTTACAGCTATATCAAGCTTGAACACATTATCTACACGCTCTTGCTCAATGACAGTGCCGACAGGCTTACCGTACTCAGGGTCGTCCTTCTTAATCAGGTGACCAATGCCGAAGGTCGGCAGATTTAGGTGGTCCAAATATATCTCGTACTTACAGCCCTCGTCAGAAGCAAGCTCCTGCCGTAGCTGGTCTATCGTTGTAGATTTCATTGGTTTCTCTCAAATATTTGCAGGTTCTTCAAAGCGTCAATTGGATTGCCGCTGGAAAGTAAACCAATTATACCACCACTGCCCTGTGGCTGTGAAGTAGGTGCGGGAGCCGCCACTTGGGCAGGAACGGCCCCCGCTTGCGCTGCCGCTGGAGGAGGTACGGCTGCTGCAACTGGTTGTTGTGTTTGTGGTGCACTAGGTGCAAGGTCCGGGGTCCGAGGTTCTTCGACCTGTGCTTCGGGTTCAGGCTGTGCCCCAAGCTTACGACTGCGGAACTCGTTTCTAATTCTAAAAATCTCAGACATCGGAAGATTGTTTCCGTTTTGGCGCACACGCTTCCTGATTTCTTTTGACGGCTTGAAGGGAACAAAACGTCCTTGCATCAGGGCCGTGACTTCAGCGACCTTGTTCTTTTTTAGTGTTCTACGGATCTCCGCGTCAGATATGCCTAGCTTACGCATGTTCTGCACGACACGATACATCTCATTCATTACTCTAAGACGCGATTCGTTAGCTTCTGTATATGTGTCTATAGCGTTCTGAGGGTCAAGTTGGCTGCGAGTACTCACCGCAGTATTAAATATCTGAGACGTGCTTTGCAGCGCACGTCCGTATTCATAGCCACGATACATCATAATGTTCTCAGGCTTAACCTCGTTTTCGGTAATGCCCGTGAACGCTCTGAAAATTTCCTGTGCAACTCGGCGTTCGTTTCCGTTCGGGTCTGTGGTGTCAGACATTAGTGACCGGGCAAAGCGTCCGAATTCCATCCCCGGATCTTGTGTTTCTTTTCTCATGCCCTTCAGTGTGATGGGAGCCGCTCCAGGCACGAATGAGTCTGCGATATGAAAGAAGCTCTTCATAGCTTTATCGCCAACGGTGTCTTCATCACGATAGACTTTTGCACCAGTCTGTGTTCTACCGCCTCGAACGGTGGCGTCGACAATCCGTTCTGTAATGATTGACTCACTGCCAAAGGGAGCGAATATCTCACCAACAGAACCTAAAATAGCATCTGATGCAATCTTACCAGTATCACTTCCCATCTCCTCACCTCGGTTGACTGCATTCAATACAGCAAGAAAAGGACGCTGAAGATAATCGTATGGGTTAGTGTAGCTGTAATCAATATAGCCAGTGACGCGACCTTTTTTGTCTACACTTGTTGGTATCAATCTACTGTTCTGCTGCCAAGGTGCTGCGGTCTCACGAACAGCTTCCATCTGCTCCTCTGACACACCCGTCAAATCCATTGCCATCTTTTGTATGGTTGCAGGTGCAACGAACATAGTCATGGTTGAACCCATCAACCGACGCATGCCTATTTCACGAACCTTGGCATTGGAACTTGCCAGTTCGTCAAGAGACTGTTTCAGTGTGTTTGCGCTGGTACGAATAATTTCTGCCGGGAAGGCGATAAAGTTACCAACAGGAAGCTTGCGGAGACTTTTCACGATCTCAGGCACACGTTCATAGTTTGGCACAGTATTCTTCACAATGTCAGCGGCATACTCATCAGAGCTTTTGCCAAAAGCAGCACGAACCTCTGCCTCGGAGCCAAGGGCTTTTAGTATCTTATTCTTTTCGAACTCGAAGTTGTACACCTTCCAGACATCATCGCCACCTTGATAAAAGTCCCTAGCCTTTCTGTTTACACCAGATAAAAAGCTTCCCGCCTTACCTCTGCGAAACGTGTCGGCAAAGCTTCCTGATGAGGGGATGCCCAAGTCGTCTATCTCTGCGACTCTTGTCCCACCTAGACCTTCTGAAATAAGACGGTCCATCTCTCTGATTTGTGATTGTGTTCCAACAACTCCAAGCCTCTGTAGGTTTTGGAAGTAGTCGGCCTTGTCAGCGCGTTTGTTGATGTTGTTCCATACTAAACCAACACTGTCCCACAGGTTGGCACCAGCGCCAACATTACCTTGCATTGTCGCAAAAAGGCCAGCGGATGTTACGTTACGGACCTGTGTGATCGGAGAGTAAATAGTTTTACTGGCCTGAGAAATACCTTTTGCTCTTAGAAAGGCAGAGTAGGTTGAACGAGCAATGTTGCCCATAGTTCCTGCGTTTCCAATCACCATGCTTGTAAGGTCGTTATATAATCTTCTAGTTACATATTTTCCCTGTAGAGAACCAAAGCCCTCACCTAAAGCCTCTTCTGCGTACTTGGCTTTTTCCGCCATTGGCAGTCTTGCATAAGCCTCGGAGCTTAGTACGAGACCTTCTGCCCCGTCGACAAGATTGTTGTTTACATATCCATAAAAATCATCAATGGCACGGAACTCAGCCATGTCAGCAACGGTGCTGATAAACGCTTCCTGCGGGTCTTTGACCTCACCAAGCAGACGACGAAGCTGTTCTGGTACCGCTTGTCTTGTAGCAAACAGTCCTGTCTTAATTTTATTTTTAGCAATACGAGTTGGAGTACTAGATTTTTGTTTGCCTGCACCAGGAAGCTTCCTGTTAGATCCAGCATACTGAGAGACATAGTCATCGGTAAGTCTTTGTGCGTATTCGTCAGTGAGACGTAGCCCCGTAGCTAATTCAGTGATGTCCCCGTCTTCTATACGATGCCCCTTTTCTAGCATCTCTTCGCCTATTTTTTTCGCTAGTTCGGGATTGTCTTTAAAAAACTGAATAGTCTTGCCACGTTCTGCTACAAACTCGTCAGAACCAATGTAAGTCTTGTCTTCAAATATTTTGTAACGACGGCGAAGATACGAGCCAATGTTTTCTTTTATGGCTTCTATGACTTTTTCATTTCCTTGATTCGTCAAATAATCCGAGTTGACAATATCATTTGATAACTTATCCACTTGCTGCCGCATTGCTTTGGCAGGTTCAGCCATGAACGTAGGCAAAGAGCTTAGTTCAGAAGTTCCTGTAAGATACTCATAAAGTCTGTTGTTAAGTTCGCTTCTGGCAATAGGAGACCCGTCCATCATAACTTGCTCAGACTTGCCCATCGCATCATCAATGTTTTTCTGCAAGGTACGAAGCGTTGTTGCTGCCTGATTAATGTCTGCCTCGACCTTACCCGTAATTCTGGAAGACTCTTCGAACATCTCTTGCGTCATGTTTCCGCGTGAACGAAACACAGATAAGAAGGAGTTGACGCCGTTGCCGACCAAAGTGTCTTGTTCTGCAATTTCTGCAATCGGCTTGCCAATAGCTTTACCAGTTGCCAGTACGCCACGGGCAACAGGAGAAACAATAGGGGCTGAAGCTTTGACAGTCATCTTGCCACCAAACCCAACGGCTTTTAGCGCAGGTTCGACAGCGGCAGTGGCACCCATTGCTTCAAGCGCAACCTTTACTCTGTTGCCAATCTGAGCGGCAGCAAGTTCTCTGCCCTCTAGCCCTATGGTGTCAATGGTTTTTGTGGGTCCAGCGTCAAAAAAGTCCCCGATAGTGGTTACACCATCTGTAGCCACAACCGCATCCGTCACACCAGCCGCGCCAATCTGTGCAGCTTTCTGTGCTAGGTTCGGAAGATTTTTTATACGGCTTAGTTTGCTAACAGCACCAGCCGCTCCCAAACCTGGGATAACAAATTGTGTGATGACTTCCGCAATCTCACCCGCAGCACCTTCAGGGTCTATACCTGCGGCGGCACGAATACCATCGAAAGCTTCTGTAACATCACGAGAGTAGCTAGTGTCAAGTGCAAGGTCCACGGCAGAAGCACCGAGTTCCGCGATCCCCTGTGGGATGGCAAGCAAACCAGATGCTACACCTTCAGCAATCTCCTGTGTCGTTGACTCTTGGGTCTCGGACATAGGTTCTGGAGCGGACTCACCAAAGAGTTGCTGTTCTTCAGGAGCGGACTCACCAAAGAGTTGCTGTTCCTCCTCAACAGGAACACCAAAGAGTTGCTGTTCAACCATGAAACCTCCTTATGGTTTCCGTCTTCTTTGTCCGTTTTGTAAGAACTCAGCGCCGGAGGGAAGATTGTCATATTCTTCTTTAGTTGTGATTTTGGGTATGTCTGACACTGCGCTCTGAACTTGTGCCTGTGGTTGGCCTCCACTAGCACTATTGGCAACATAGTCTTGCATCTGTGCTAATGTAGGAGGGTTCTTATCCGAGTACTGGTCAGGAAATGCCTGTATCATTTCAAAAGAGATACTGCTTCGTCCATCTTCTGTTTTCAATACTTCTTGCGCAAACCTTGTGGGAACCAATGCTTGACCTGTTGTGGATTTAGAACGCACAAGCTGTAAGTCCATAATAGCGTCATCAGTTGTTTTAGCTCTCCATGAGAGACCTTCCTCTGTCCATTCACCTTTTTCGTCTACATACCCTAGTGACCTAGCAACCTTAACAAAATCTGGCTCATTCTTTAATTCGTTTACCCTGTTCGTTATTGCGTTTTGAGCAACGGTTTCATCAAGCGTTTCTTGCTTTAACGCCAGCGTGTCCCGTTGAATTTCTAAATTAGCCAAGGTGCTGCGTAAAGTCACTATCATCTGCTTATTAAACTTATCTCTCTCAATACCCATCATAGTGTTTCGATAGTCCTGAGTGCTTTCAAACTCATTTTGTTTTTGCTCAAACTCTGCCTTTGCCACATTGAAGTTGTTTTCAATGTTTGCCATAGCAATCTTTTCATCTTTATCCGTCTTGACAAGATCACGAACGGTAGCCCTGTATTCTTTTTGCAACTCAGCATCTTGTGCGCTTATGTCTTTTATGTCCTTGCTGTAAGAATCGAGACCAACCATCAATCCTTTAGCTACATTAGTTAAAGCGTTATCGCTTTCACCTGCGGCGATAGCAAGCCCAGCCATAGTAAGGTTACGCCAGAACGCATCTTTCTTATCACCTTTTGCTTTATCAGGGTCAAAGCCCATAATGTCTTTTGCCTTGTCCTGCATTTCTGACAAGCTTGTTTCTTCAGGTGTTACCATTTCTGCAAAGACCGCAGCGGCTTGCGGAGTTGCAGCTTCGTCAGCGTTTAGCTTTACTTTTGTCTTACCAGAATCTGAAAGCAGTGTTCCTGCGGCAGCTTGTTGAAGCATCCCGTTTAGCTTGCTCTGATTTATGGTGGGCTTTATCACTTTAGTTTTTTCTGAGACTACACCCGCTTCTTCTGCGGCTTTCTTTTGAGTGGGGGTCTGCGTGGAAGCAATCTCTTCGCCGGGAGTAACAGGGGTCATTGAAGTGTATTCATCATCAACAATATCTTCATCTGTCACTGATTTAATACCTAGTCCATCACCTCTAAGAACTCTTTGAATTTCAGGAGACACAATGGTAGTAGACCCAGGCACAGAAACTTTATTTGAACCGGGAGTAGCCGCTGCCATCGCAGGTTCGGTTCGTGGATCGACGGCATCAAACTCAGGACCAAGTAAAGCCGCTAATCCACTGGCTTCTCTGGTTTGAGTGCGAGTAGTTTTTGGACGGGCAACTTCACCAGTTCCGCGTATCATGCTCATTAAAGACTCGGCGGCTTCATAAACCTCCGGCTGTACTTCTGCTCGTCCTGAGACATCAGGTCCAATGGTTGCGCCATATCCAGAGCGTCGAAGTATCTCGCCCTGCTGCTGGATAGGAAGGTCTTTTATTTGTTCTAACAATTGTAAGTAACTCTGTGTGCCTTCTGGCATACCTGCACCAGAAAGAGCTTGGCGAGTTGGTGTGCCTCTACCTCTATTAAAAATATCGGAAACAGTTTGTGACCCAAGACCACCTGTGTTCACACCACCCAGTGCGCGACGCTGAACAGTCTCCACCATCTCAGGCGAAGATGCAAGGATCCCGGACGGAGAACGAGAGTCCGACAGCACTGTTTTAAATAACTTACGACGTAGAACTTCGCTGCTCATTAAGTAGCCCTCACACCCATATTAAACAAATTACCAAAACCACCTGCTGAACCTGCTGCACCGAGACCCGCTATCCCAAGACCTAGAAGCTGTGAGCCAAGGCTTGGTGGTGGCGTGGTAGATGTTTGCATAGTTGATTGCAACGCTGGTACACCACGGAAGATGTCTGACAAGAAGCCTATCTCTTGGAATGGCAACGCTTGCTGCGCTAGTGTGTTTGCCCTTGCAACATCGAGGCCTGCCTGTTGCTGACGCTGCTGCAAGCTACCAATACCTA